TTTTATTTTTTTTTTGTAGACAAAACTATCATAAAAATAAGGGGTAAAAAATACGACGTACTAATGATGATGATACATCCGGTGTAAGGCATCGTTAATAGCCCTCAATAGAGACCTGTCAAGGACTACTATAGCTAAAATAGTCTGCTATTACCATAAGCGACTAACCCTCTTTGTACATAAGAGGTGGACCCCGACTGGTATGCCCCTAAGTAACTTCGAGGAGTTATGTTACCTAGGTTAAGTTGAAACTCCCCCCCTCACAACATGAGGCCCTAGCTCAGGGGTCTTTATAGTAGTCCTTGATGTGACTTATTAGAGGCTCCTTAATAATAATAATAAAGAAACTTATAAGGGGAATGCGTTATGTTTTTACACTATATCGATATATTACCTTTTGTTATAGCATTAGGTATCCTATTAATCGGTCCCTCTTATATTACACCAGAGAGGCCACTTAGTATTCTTGTTGTTCTTACTTCAGCAGTCTTTATTCTAGCGCAGTCTTCATGGTTTACAGCCTTCATTAATGGTGATGAATGGGGTCGTGATTGGGCTAACTTAGTCTGGTTTTTCTTTAACTCTCTAACAATGGTGATTTTCGTATGTATTATCCGTTCCAATTCTTGTCAAAAGTAGTAACCCTTGCAGCTGAGTACGAAGCAGCATTACATGTTAATCGTGACCCTAGTGTCAGCTTAGAAAAACCTTACCTAAAGTACGAGGTATTTGGGAGAGCCGTAGAGCAGGCTTCTGGCTTCGCTTTATTGTTGGTAGCTTATACTTTCTCTCTCAGCAGTCGTTACGTGGGTTCTTCTTCATTCTTAGATCTTGACCATACACTCTTAGCTATCCTTGCTTTTGTAATTGCTTTTGGACAGATAGTCTATAGTAAACTCGTTACAAGGTTAATCATGACGATGATTGCTTCTAGCTTTTGGCTCTCTATTGCTATTCAGAAGTTCGTTGAGCTAGGGGATTGGAACATTGCCACTTCTGCTAGTGTGTCATTCGCTGTGTTTAATTTCTATGTGTACGGTTACGTATATAACCTGTATAAAACTACGGGTTACCAACAATGGAAAAACTGATACTTGATGTTTTACCAATTGGACTTGGTGTGTTCGTTGTAGTTGCTTCAGCAGGGTTGCTCGGTGTGTTCCGTTCAGTGGCCCTGTCTAAGCAAGCCTATAATGAAACTGTAGAGTCATTGAAGACTCAGATTGATGTCATTAAGCAAGAAAATGCCCTTCTTAAATTACGTATAGCTGAACTTGAGAAATAAGTCCGAAGTGGGACTATTTGGGTCTTGTAGTTAGGTCCAAAGTGGGACTAAAGCAGGTCCAATATGGGACTATTAATGTGATTATTTTTAAGGGTTTATCTTTGAGTTTTTTATAATAATCACGAAGAATTGTCTTTTTATCTAAATGGAATTGTATCAACTGTCAATCAAGTCATTAAGGAGGTCCCTATGACAGAAAAACGCGGAGGTAAACGCGAAGGCTCAGGGAGACCTCGTGGATCGCGCAATATATACTCACAAGACTCTGTAAAGAAGCTTGAGGAACTCGGCTTCGATCCCATAGAGATGCTTGTAGATAAATATCAAGAAATCCAGACAGCTCTTACCGATGGTTCTGTAAGGGTTGGATCCGGGGCTTATGCCCAGTTGTTAGCTACTCAAGCCCAGATTGTTAACAACCTTATGAGGTACGGGTATAGACAAGTGCCGGAGAAACAAGAGGTCTCTTTTGAAAATAAGAAACCTATTGCTGTTACTCTTACAGGTAGGAAAAAGGAATGACTGAAGTCGTACTATATGAAGGTCAATCTGATGTTATCAATGATTTGTTTGTAGAGAATGTATGTCGTTATGCTGTAGTTAACGCAAGCAGAGGATTTGGTAAGAGTTATCTGGCGGCTACTGCTGCCTTGCTGGCTGCACAAGAACTTATGGACCTCCCCGCTGATGTCCCTAACAAGAACGTTGCGATTATTGCCCCTACTTATCAACAAACAGTGGACATCTATTACCCTCTTCTAGCCTACCAGCTAGGTTTAGAGGACTATGCCGAGAAGTCTTCTCGTGCTGCTGGAAACTTTTGGCTACCTAACAATGTACAACTAAAGCTCTGGTCCTATGAAGCATCTCAGCGAATGCGGGGGACTGGTCAGTACTTCGTGGTGGCTGATGAGGTAACATCTTGGAGGGGCGCTGGTATGAACCTCAAGGAGTCTTGGGAGTCCATTATTCAACCCTGTGTGTCGACCCGCTGGTCACGTCAGAATGCTGAGTCCTTCGGGGCTAACCCCGGAAGGGCACTTATTATCAGTACACCTAGTGGTTACGATTACTTCTATGAGATGTACAATAGACAGGACTACGACGATGATTGGAAGTCCTACTATTTCACTTATAAGGACTCTCCTTTTCTTGATGAAGAAGAGATTGAGAGGGTGAAACTCACACTAGACCCTTTGAAGTTCGCTAGAGAATACACAGCTAGCTTTGAGGATTCAGGGAATAGTGTGTTTTATTGCTTCGACAGAGAGAAGCATATTGATAAAAGTCTACCTTATTTTGAAGACCGAGAGGACGTTCATGTCGCTGTGGACTTCAATATTGGTGTGATGGCTTCTGTTATTTTTGCCATTCGTGGTAATCAAGTACATATTCTAGACGAGATGCAGGGACACCCTGATACAGAGACTCTTGCTAGAGCACTTGTGGAGAAGTATAAAGGTCATAGGATTATTTCCTACCCTGACCCTTCTGGACGTGCTCGTAAGAGTTCTGCTGCTGTAGGTCGCACTGACTTCAGTATTCTAGAGTCTGCTAAGATTATCACTAGAGCGCATAACAAAGCACCACCTATTGTAGATAGCGTTGCTGCTGTTAACAAGAAACTTATGAATGCAAAAGGTGATGTCGATTTGCTTATCCATCCGAAGTGTGTAAACACTATCAAATCCATTGAACGAACCCAGTGGGTCGAGTCTAATCCTGATACAGCTACTATCTGTAAAAAGGAAGGTGTCGAACACTGGAGTGACGGTCTTCGTTATGCTATTGAATACCTCTTCCCTATCAGGGCAGGTACTGCTGTGACGAAACGTGGGTTTGTTTTCTGAAACTACATTTAAATAAGGAATAAAAAAATGGCAATTATGGATCGAATTCGTAATGCGAAGAAAGCAGTGTACAACTTTACATCCGCACGTAAGGCTGCTCTAATGAAGGCGATTAAGGCTTCTGCTGCCGCTCGTAAAGTTAAGAGTGCAGCTGGCACTGTAAAGCGCGGTGTCTCAAAAGCACAAATCAAGGCTAATCGTGTAGTGAACCGTGTAACTGGCTCCAAGACTTCAGCCCTTAAGAAGCGTCAGCAGGCTAAGGCCACCGTTAAGGGTGCTGTTAAGGGTGCTGTCAAATCAGTACGGAGTACCGTAGGTAAGGTGGAAGCACGTGGCGGTGTCGCTGCTAAGGTTATCAAGAAGGCTGGCTACTCACAGCGCACTGCTGGTAAGGGTACTAAAAAGGCTCGTGGAAGTAGGGTCCAACGTGGTCTAAGGAAGACCATCAATCGGCTAAGGAAACAAGGGTAATCCATTGGGTGTACTATCGAAACTAGCAAAAGTTGCCTAATTGCAGCTGATCACTACAAAGACAAGCTTCTTGAGAAGTATAAACCCAAGAAGGGTTAATAAACAACGAGGAGGTCCCTAACGGGGCTTCCTCCCACTAACCATCTTAGTAATTATCAGGAGAACATTATGGCTAATAAGGTCTCAAAGCTAACAGACCCTTCTGGGAATTACTCAGGGGGTTATACTTCTGACATTTATAAATGTTCAGCTAATAACAACTCAAACAACAACACACAGCGAGGTGTTATCCAAGTACATATAGACTCTGGTGAGGTATATCTCCAGATGCGTCTATTAAGTGATTGTCCTTGGTTCACTGCTCGTAAGTACACTTCTAGTATTGTAGAAGAAATGGTGCTTGCTGGAGAAATCCGTATTGTTGCAACTAACAAAGCAGAAGCTTGGGTCGCCGAGCTACTTTAAGGAAAATCAAATATGACTATGATTACAGATGGCACTGGCACTGGTGTCAAGGCAAAAGTAAACTCTGAGAATAAGCTTCTTGTAGAATCAGTAACAGAAACTGCATTCGAGAATCAAGCAGAAGAGGGTAATGCCTTCAACCTAAACACTGAAGATATCGTCCTAGATGGTGGTATTTCTGGTGAACAAGGACTTCTCTATATAAAGAATAACGAGAGTTCAGACCTAGAAATTGTTGGTTGGTTTATCGGTATCCGGGATGCTGACCGTACAGGTGCTACCTCTGATACGAACCTATTTAAGCTTATTGCTAACCCCACTGGTGGTACTCTTATTAGTGATGCTTCAGAAGCCGCTGTAGCTAACCGTAACCTTGGCTCACCCCGTGTCTTTGATGTTACCGCTTATAAAGCCTCTGGTGATGGTAAGACAGTAACTGGTGGTGAGGCTACACTACTATACCAATACCATACAGCAGGTCGTACCTTCGGGACGGTTACCTTTACCATTCCTCGTGGTTCTTCTTTGGCTATTTTAGTTAATACCTATGGTGCTAACATGACACTCTATACAGGGTTTACTGGGTACCTAGCATAATGTCAAGAGATAATGTCTTCACAAACATGATTCCTCTGGGTCCTGAAACGGCATCATCAGAGGAAACTGTTTCCAATATTGACGAGTATGGTCGTACGTTACAGTTCACCATGCTTATCGAGATTCTTCGTGAACTCAAGATAATGAACATGCACTTGGCTTCTATGTCCGAAGAGAAGATTCTTCGTGATGACATTGAGCTACAAATAGGAGAAGAATAACCATGATTATCGAATCAGGTATCGGTAATGGTAAGATGGCTGCGGTAGATGGTGATAATCGCCTCCTAACAGCCTCCTTTAACATTCCCTTTCAACATCTAGTCGCTAAGGACTATGCTAAGACCTTCCAAGTGTGGGGTGAAGCCACCCTAGCCTCTGGTACTGTAACACCACTACACATTAAGAACACCTCACAGGACTCTGTACAGGTTATCACTTACATTCGTTGGCAGATTATCGATGAAGCTAACGGTACAGCACTACCTAATGTTTCTAACTACATGGAGTTTGGTTATGGTGCCGCCTATGCATCTGGTGGTACTGTTGTTACCCCTGTTAACATGACCTCAAGCTCCTCTGTGATTTCTTCTGTGTCTGCCTTCCAAGGTAATCCAACACTATCAGGTACTCCTACTGTGTTTGACCGTCATTACCCTAAATCAGAGGGTGACATGTATAGCTACAACAAAGAAGGTGCTGCTCTACTAATCCCCGGCTCCGCTTTCACAGCACAATACACAGGAGACCACACAGCAGGTAAAGTATACTGTCGTTTAAGCTTCTTAGAAGTTAACCTAGACAATTATAGTGGGTAATTGCTATGAGTGTCAAAACAAAGATTATTGGTGGTGATAGTGGTAAGCTAGAAGCTCATGTGTATAAAGCAGATAGCCCATTCCATAAGCTACATCCGGGGTTGGTTACTTATAACCACCCTGTAGACCGTAAGACTATCACTACCGGATTCTTTACCAATGATACTTACGGTGCTGACCAGAACCAAGCAGCAACCACCCCTGAAACAGTCACAGTAGTCCATAATGGTGGAGATACTGTTGCCTTCACAGCAACTAACGTCTCTGGTAACCGTTATGTGTTTGACTCTACAGACTTTGCTAATAGTGGTACTGCCAGTATTGACGCTTCAGGTACGCGTAATGGCGATATTGCTAGTTTTGTATGGCCTGTAGGTGGTTCAGATTTATTAGTATCTAGCTATGACTCTTTAGATGGTTATATCTACATCACTTCATGGCCTGCTAACGGCAACAAAGACTTCTTACTACAGCTATATCTAGATAGCGCCCCTATTGGTGTGGCTATCCCCCTTAGTACTTATGTGGATACGAATAACCACGATGTTTGGCAGTTATTCTCTACCCCTATGATAGCCTTCCAATCTGCTTCACCTAGCTTCGATGAGATTCGAATTCAGACAGTAGATGCTGGTCAAGGAAATGCCCCTAGTATCTATCTTGATGACCTTCAGTTGGTATCTGCTGGACAGTCTCGTAGTATCTTCTATAACTACTGTGCGCAACCCGGTGAGCTTATTGAAGTAAGAAAGATTAAGTGGATTGCTGCTGTTACTAAGCTGAAAGTCGAGTATGATGAGTTCTTTGGTATCAGTCAGCTAACCAATGGCTATACACTGTCATTTAAAAGGAATGGTTCTACACTATCACAGTACTTCTCTAAAGACTTCTATGATATGCTACAGTTCCCCAATGTCCACTTAGATACATGGGAAGGGTCTACGGAGACAATCTATCAGCTAACGATGGAAATTCCGGAAGAGCATTACATCCTTAATGGTACTCTTGAAGAATGTATCGAGTTGTCTGTTCGTGATGACCTATCAAGCTTAATTCGCTTTAGGGCTTCTGTACAGGGTGCTTTAATCACCAAATGGTAAAGAAATAACACTAGGGAGTCCTTTATGGGGCTTCCTCAACAACAACTCTAATAAGCCCAACCGAGGTTCGGCAAGGAGGAAATATGGCACGTTCACGAATTAACTCTCGCTCAAAAGACCTTATCAGCGATGATGGTGCAGTTCTTGTATCTCTCGTAGAAGGCGAGCAAATTCAAATGGATATTACACTAAGCTGGCTGACTAACCTCACAGGCTATACCTTAACAGCTAAAATTGTTGAGGCCGACATGGCAGGTGCAGTAGATGAGGATGGCTACCCTACTGGTGTCAAGGCAGGTGGCGTAGTAACAACTCTTGATATCCTTGATGCTACCGTTACTGACAATACATTTAAAATCGTTATTCCAGAAGACCTTATCGACTCATGGACTACACAGCCTTCCCCCGAAGCACCTACTTATGGGTGGATTGGGCTTGAAGTTCGTGATACAGGTGTTGGTAATGCACAACTTATCTGGAAACCTTTTCGTGGTCTTGTAGAAGTACTTTACAGCCCTTCTGAGGAGGTCTGAGTATGACTTACAAGGTAACAGCTAAGAACGACAAGATTTCAATTAATGTTACCACTACTGATAACAATGTAAATATCGTATCACCAAACCACTCTGTATCTCTATCCCGTACAGGTGGACAGGGTGCTAAAGGTGATTCTATCACTGATGTTTATGTAACAGAGGGTATCCTCTATGTTGAGGTATCTAACAGCGCGGGAGATGTTGTTGATACAATCAATGCAGGAGACTTTTCTGAGATAATCCGTGCTAATATTGTTGTTGGAAACCTATCAGATGTGACAATCTCTGGGTTGTCTACTGACCAAATCTTAAGATACAACAGTGTATCAGGTGATTGGGAAAACTACTCACTTACTGACGATTTCTATACAGAAACAGAAGTGGACTCACTACTGTCTGGTAAGTCAGATGTTGGCCATACCCATGACGATCGCTACTATACTGAAACAGAAGTAAACTCTTTGCTCGCAGGTAAAGAGAACGCCGATGCTACTATCCTTAAAGATGCAGATATCGGTGTTACTGTTCAAGCTTATGACGCTACTCTTCTTAATGATGCTGATATTGGTGTCACTGTTCAGGGTTACGATGCAACTATCCTCAAGGATGCTGATATTGGTGTCACTGTTCAGGGTTACGATGCAACTATCCTCAAGGATGCTGATATTGGCTCAACAGTGCAAGCTTATGATGCAGGTTTAACAAGCATTGCGGGTCTACCTACAATCGCTGACAAGATGCTCTATACCACTGGTACAGACACTTGGTCAACAACCTCTCTAACAAGCTACATCAGGGCCCTACTTGATGATCCTGACGCAGTTACTGCTCGTAGCACTCTTGGGTTAGTTATTGGTGCAGACGTACAAGCTTATGACCCTAATAACGTCGTAGATGCTGACTATGTTCATACCGATAACAACTTTACAGACTCATTGAGAAGTAAACTCATTGGTGTAGAATCAGGTGCTACAGCTGACCAGATCGCTTCCGAGGTTCCATTCCTTAATACAGACTCTGGGTTAATAGCTACAGACGTTCAAGAAGCTATCGACGAGGTAGTCGTACTTATAGAGTCTACTACTCTTGGAGATCTATCTGATGTAGCAGATACCGCCTCAATCACAGGCGAAACTGTAATGTTTGATTCCACAAGTCATACTTGGGTAACACGAAAAGCAACAACAAACGATATTTCTGATATTGACAACACTAACAAAGCCGATGGGGCGGTATTAGTGTATAGCTCAACAAGCCAGAAATATGAGTCAAATGTATATTTACAAGGAGGTAGCTTCTAATGGCAACCAAAATTATTCTAAAGAAGTCTACCACAGGTGGCTCAGCCCCCTTAAGCGGTGACTTAGATGTAGGCGAACTAGCCGTAAACCTAGCTGACCGTAAGATCTATGCTAAGAACGGCGGCGGGACTATTATCACACTAAATGGTGCTTATGTTGATTCAACAGCACCGGGGAACCCTCAAGAGGGCGACTTATGGTATGACTCTACAAACAATACTCTAAAGTCATACAATGGATCTGTTTGGGCAGGTGCAGGCTACTCAACGCTAGGTGCTCTTGAAGATGTGACAATCGATACTATTGCTTCTGGGGAAATCCTTAAGTGGAACGGTTCTGCATGGGTTAATAATACACTTGCTGAAGCAGGTATCCAACCAGCTGGCTCTTATGCAAGTGCCACACATACCCATTCTATTTCTGATGTGACAGGTCTACAGACCGCGCTTGATGGAAAATCATCAACATCTCATAACCACACCCTAGAATCTCTAAGCGATACTACTATTACTTCTATCGCTTCAGGCGAGCTTCTAAAATGGAATGGCACAGCTTGGGTTAATAACACTATTGCAGAAGCTGGTATTCAACCCGCTGGTAGCTATGCTGCAGCTTCCCATACACACACTTTAGACTCCTTGAGTAACACAACAATCACCTCTATTGCTTCAGGGGAAATCCTCAAGTGGGATGGTACAGCTTGGGTTAACAATACTCTCGCAGAAGCTGGTATTGCTGCCTCTTCTCATACACATGCACTAAGTGCTATCACTGATGTAACAGCTACTGCTGCCGAGGTTAACGTTCTTGATGGCATTACTGCAACAACCGCTGAGTTGAACTATACTGACGGTGTTACTTCAAACATCCAAACTCAGTTGAACGGAAAGGCTTCAACAAGTCATAACCACACCCTAGACTCTCTAAGCGATACTACAATCACAGCCAACTCTTCGGGTGAAATCCTAAAGTGGAACGGTACTGCTTGGGTGAATAATACACT